CCTGCTGATTATCGATGACCCGCATGATGAACAGGAAGGCCAGTCCGGCGACCCCGCCGTTTTTGACCATGCCTACGAATGGTACACCTCCGGTCCCCGTCAACGACTCCAGCCGGGCGGGGCGATTGTCATTATTGCCACCCGATGGTCCAAACGGGACCTGATTGGTCAAGTCTTGAAGTCCTCTTCGATGCGTAGTGGTGTTGATGAGTGGGAGGTCATTGAGTTCCCAGCCATCATGCCGTCCGGTAAACCCCTTTGGCCGGAGTTTTGGCCGATTGACGAGCTGGAAGCCATCAAGGCTGAAATCCCGATTCACAAGTGGGAAGCCCAGTACCAGCAGAACCCAGTATCCGAAGGCGCGGCTCTGGTTAAACGGGAGTGGTGGAAGGTCTGGGAGTCTAAAGAGCCACCCGGATGCGACTACCTGATTCAGTCATGGGACACCGCGTTCCTCAAAACCCAGCGGGCCGACTACTCTGCCTGCACCACATGGGGCGTGTTCTACCACCCGGACGACAATGGGAACATGCAGGCCAACATCATCCTGCTCGATGCCCACCGGGAGAAGATGGAATTCCCGACCCTGAAGAAACGGGCGCTGGAGATGTACAACTACTGGCAACCCGATAATGTCCTCATCGAAGCCAAAGCCGCAGGCATCCCACTTATCTTTGAACTCCGGGCAATGGGTATCCCTGTCACGGACTTCACACCGTCACGAGGCAACGATAAAATTGCTCGTGTAAACGCCGTTGCAGATATGTTCAGCAGTGGTAGAATCTGGATACCACAGACGCGGTTTGCCGAGGAAGTGGTTGAAGAGTTTGCATCTTTCCCTTCAGGAGAGCATGATGACTATGTGGACTCCAGCACGCAGGCGCTCATGCGGTTTAGACGGGGCGGTTTCGTGTCCTTACAGTCCGATGCAATGGATGAACCCATTTACCGCCGCAAAAAGGAGTATTACTGATGAAAGGCAAGACCGCACAATCTGAAAAGAAAGAAGTTCCGAAAGACAGCAAGCACATCATCAAGAGAGTTCTTGATGGCAAAGATGTGCGCAAAATGAAAGGTGGCAAGGTTGGTTACGCTAAAGGTGGCAAGATGGGTTGCTATGCCGTTGGTGGCGCTGTTCAAACCGCTAAGGGCATGGGCGCGGCTGTAAAAGGCGGCAAGTTCCACGAAGCGTAAGCGAGTGGACGCTACGAAGCGTAAGCGAGTGTTTCAAAACAAGCGTAAGGAGAAAGTCTGTGCCAGTTGACCGCGCATTAACACCGACCACAGGTGTTATATCGAGTGCTACACCCGTTGAATTCGACATGCCGGTCACGGATGGTGAAGACGGCTCCCTTATCATCGAGATGCCTGATGGCGGAGTGATGATACAACTTGGCGAACAAGCAGATGAAGAATCCGGTGGGGAAGAGCATGACGCCAACCTCGCCGAGTTTTTGTCCGATACTGAGCTTGGGAACATCGCAAACGAATTAGTTGCCGACTACAAATCCGACAAGACTTCCCGCAAAGAGTGGGAAGAAACCTATGTCAAAGGCCTTGAACTGCTTGGCTTGAAGATTGAAGAACGAACCCAGCCGTGGGAAGGCGCATGCGGTGTATTCCACCCGATGCTGGCCGAAGCGGTTGTGCGCTTTCAAGCGCAGGCGATTCAAGAGATTTTCCCGGCAAAAGGCCCGGTTGTCACCAAGATTGTCGGTGATGTGACCCGCGACAGGATTAAACAGTCCGAGCGCGTCAAAGAATACTTGAACTTCCTGATTACCGAGCGGATGAGCGAATACCGCGCCGAAACCGAGCGCATGCTGTTCTCGCTCCCGCTGGCGGGTTCTGCTTTCCGTAAAGTTTACTATGACGAAAGCCTTGGACGCCCGTCATCTATTTTTGTTCCCGCAGAAGACTTCGTGGTGTCTTACGGAACAACCGACCTGCTGACATGCGAGCGTGCCACGCATGTGATGAAGAAGTCGCACAATGAACTGCGTCGCCTTCAAGTCAGCGGTTTCTACCGCGATGTCATGCTTCCGACGCCAGCTCCGGACATGGATGAAATCCAACGGACCTACGACAAGCTCAACGGTGACTCCAAACCGTATGACCTTGATGAGCGTCACACCCTTCTTGAGATGATGGTCGATTACGACCTTCCCGGCTTTGAAGATGAAATTGATGGCGAGCAGACCGGTATCGGTTTGCCGTATGTCATTACCATCGACCTGTCCAGCCGAACCATTCTTTCCATCCGCCGTAACTGGTATGAAGATGACCAACTCAAAAAGCGCCGACAGCACTTCGTCCAATACACCTACCTACCCGGATTTGGCTTTTACGGTTTTGGCTTGGTCCACATGGTTGGCGGGCTGGCAAAGTCAGCTACCTCAATCCTCCGACAACTGGTGGACGCAGGCACCCTTTCCAACCTGCCGGGCGGATTAAAGACCCGTGGCCTGCGCATCAAGGGTGACGACACCCCGATTATGCCGGGCGAGTTCCGCGATGTGGACATCCCATCCGGTGCCTTACGCGACAACATTAGCTTCCTGCCGTACAAAGAACCGTCCACCGTCCTGTATCAGTTGCTCGGCAACCTGATTGACGAGGGTCGCCGCTTTGCTTCGCAGGCGGACATGAAGGTTTCCGACATGAACTCGGAAGCCCCGGTCGGCACCACGCTGGCACTGCTGGAACGCTCGATGAAGGTTATGTCGGCAGTTCAGGCCCGTTTACACGCCTCGATGAAGAAAGAGTTCAAGCTCATCTCCAACATCGTGCGTGACTACGGCCCGAACGAGTATCCGTATGAAACCAAAGGTCAGGACATGACCAAAGAGGATTTCAGCGATAACATCGATGTCATCCCCGTGTCCGACCCGAACGCCGGTACAATGGCGCAACGGATTATGAAATACCAAGCCGCGCTCCAACTGGCGCAGGCCGCTCCCCAGATTTACGACCTTCCGCTTCTGCACCGTCAAATGCTGGATGCGCTGGGTCTGGCCGATGTCGATGAAGTCATCCCGCTGAAAGACACCATGCCGACCGACCCGGTTTCGGAAAACATGAATGTCTTGAACCAGAAGCCGGTCAAGGCGTTTATCTACCAAGACCACGAAGCCCATATCCAGACCCACTTGGCTTTCATGCAAGACCCGAAGATTCAGAAGCTGGCGGCGCAAAGCCCGAACGCCAATCTGCTGTCTGCGGCAATGCAGGCCCATATCGCAGAGCATGTGGCGTTCCAGTACCGCAAGGAAATCGAAGAACAGCTCGGTGTCCCGCTCCCGCCACCGGAAGAACCGTTGCCGGAAGATGTCGAATACCGTCTGTCGCAACTGGTTGGCCCTGCCGCCGACCAACTGCTGGGCAAAGACCAAGCCGAAGCTCAGGCCGAGAAGAACGCGCAAGAGTCCCAAGACCCCATCCTGCAATTGGAAATCCAGAAGCTGGAACTCAAGAAACAGGAAATGCAGGACAAGAACCAGCGCGAGATGGCGAAAATCAACGCCGACCTCGAAAAAGCCAAGCTCAAGGCCCTTTCCGACGAAAACCGCATCAAGTCGCAAGAGCGCATGGAAGGCACCCGTTTGGGCGTGGAAATCGCCAAAAGTCGGAGCCAGCAGGCGCTTACCGCTGAACAAGTCGCCAACAAGGCCAAAGAAGCTGGCATGCGCTTAGGCATGGACATGCTTGCCAAGCAGGAAGACTTGCGCATTCGGAACAAGCAAATCGATATGAGTAATAATGTGCCAAGTGGTGGAGATAACGAATGAGTAATGACTCTGTGACCGGTTATATCCGTAAAAAGCTCCGCGAAGAGATGAACGCCGTGGCCGACCATATGGCCTCTGGCGGATGCGCCAATATTGACGAATACCGCTATTGTTGCGGGAAAATCGAGGGGTTGGCGGTTGCCGAGCGAGAAATACTTGACATCGAGAAAAAATTGCAAGATGATTAAACGCAGTAACGAATTCACTGCATAACGCAGTGCGAACATGACTCCGGCATGCTAACTCTCCGGTGCGAGGCAAAAATGTCAGAAGAAGACACCAAAAC